CAGCGGCGCGCACAGAATTTAGCCGAGGCGGGCCTCGTGAGCAATCGACTTCGGGGGTGCCGCCCCGGTTCCGTCCCAAGGAGGTACTAGATACCCCCGGTGCCTTCCTAAAACTTCTCAGAAAAAAAAAGCCGAGGACTAATCAAACGCTCCTCTAAGGTGTCACGTGACACCAGACTTTTGCTTTCCGGGGCTATTCCAAGGTAAGCTCCCGACAAGACAACAGCCCTTATCAAACGCTTACCAAGAGAAGGAAGGAGTAATCTATGATAGCCATACCCCCGCCAGTACCCCAGCCAATACTTCAGCCGGTCCCCGAGAAAGGGCTGTATAGGCTGATGGAAGACTGGAGGTTCAGTGTGAAAGGGGTGGCCCGCCCGTTTACTATAAAAGCCGGGTTTGAGTACGACGGAGCAAGCGCCCCCAAAGGCACGTGGTACCTGACCTATTCACCCTTCAACCCCATCGTCCAGTTAGCCGCAGTTCAGCACGATGCGCTGTGCAAGTGGAAGCCTGATAACGTGTCCAGTCAGCAGGCGGCATACCACTTCAGGGACCACTTGATACACGCCAACCCGTTCAAGCGCAGCATGATGTTCGGTGCTGTGTGGACCTTCGGCCCTCAGTGGGGCAAGAAGCGGACTAAGTTCGATGAGTGGCGCGATGAAGCCGATGGCGAATAGAGCATAAGTGTGGTAGCATTTGCTTGCGTTTGCGTGGGGGTGTTGCTTCCCCATCTCTATGCAAACGCAGCCATGGCAGAGGGCTTTGTTCTCTGCCACTAATCTAAGGCTGGTGTCACGTGACACCAGAGGCTCACGAAGGAGGGAAGCACGTGGCCGGGAAACAGACAAGACTCAAGACAGCGCGGGATAAGCTCAAGCCAGTGAGGCAGAACGGTCGCCCCCGCGTCTTGTACGAGAAGCAGTTAGCTCCCAGCCTACAGAAGCTGGTCGAGCTACACTGCCAGGGTAAGAACCGATACGAGTGCATGATAGCGGTCGGCTACGCTGAGGCCACCGCCAGAAAATCTGCATGGCGTGTATTCGGCAGAGAAGACGTGCAGAAGGCTATTGAGGAGCGGATGTGGAAGATTCGCGGGCGTGATAATAAAATGGTTGACCGCATCAAAGACGAGCTGGCCAATATCGCGTTCTTCAACATCGGCACCATCCTGAACGTCACACACAAAGGGGAGCTTATATACGACTTCTCTGCGGCCACCATGGATGAGTTCGCGGCCATAGGTGAAGTGACCGTCGAGATATACACGGAAGGGCAAGGGGATGCCGCCCAAGAGGTAAAGCGGGTTAAGGTGAAGCCCCACGCTAAGATGGCGGCCCTGGAGTCCTTGGCTCGAATCCACGGAATGTTCAACGACAGCATTACGGTGAACACGGGGACCGACAGCATCGAGGCTCGCCTGACCCGTGGCCGAGAACGCATTGGCAAGAAGCCGGTAGTGACTGAGGGCGAGTTTGAGGAGATATCCGATGGAGATGATTAGAAGTGTAGCAATATTCCTGGTGGCAATGGCGCTGCTGGGTGGGTGTATTGAGGTAGTGAAGGTGTTCTACCCTAAGCAGCCGCCTCCTGGATGGGTGGAGAATTTCCGATGAGCTGTGAGAAAGAAGTACACGTGCCTGCGGTGGCGCGAACACTGGGCGAGATGCAGCGGCGTTTCACACGCGCCTGTGCTGACCTCATCATCTATGCGTACGACGAGATGGGGTACGAGCTGGCTACCGAGGACGGCTATCGAGACCCCCGCGTATTCGGTCTGGTCGGCACTAACAAGACGGGTTCTTATGGGCACAAGAGTTCCGCACACAAGTCGAAGCTGGCCCACGACTGGAGTTTGTTTATTGACGGCGTGTTCCAAGAGACCACGAAGGCCCACGCAAAGCTGGGGGCTTACTGGGAGGGAGAGCTGGGTCCGAAGTACGACCTGCCCTTGGTGTGGGGTGGCCGGTTCAACGACGGCAACCACTACTCGTGCAAGTACCTCGGAAGAATGTAGATGAGCGGGCAAAGCCGGGAAGCTGAAATTGAAGGGATGCTGGCGGACCAAGTGTCCGAGTTCTATGCAGACTTCCTCGGCTTTGTCATGTTCGCTTTCCCGTGGGATACGGACCCGTCCATCCAGGTCGTGGACTGGGAGAACGAAGACATATTCGTAGACCCCGACACGGGCATCTGCTACGACACCAAGCCTAACTCAGTTGACGCCATCACCTACATGGAGTGGATGGCCCCATACCGGGCACGCTTCAACAGCCGCTATGGCCCCGACCGCTGGGCTTGTGACTGGCTCGATGACCTGTCCAAACAGGTGGAGAGAAACGGGTTCACCGGCACCAAGGCTGTCAAGCCCGTCCAGATGGCAACCAGCTCGGGCCACGGCATCGGTAAGAGCACTCTGACGGCATGGGTCATCCTGTGCATTATGAGTACGCGCCCGCACGCTAAAGGGACAGTTACCGCCAACACGGCAGAGCAGTTGCGCACTAAGACATGGGCGGAGCTGGGCAAGTGGCACAAGAGATGTATCACTGGGCACTGGTTCCAGTACAACAGCGGCAGGGGCAACATGAACCTGCGGCATCACGAGAAAGGTGAGGAGTGGTATTGCTCCGCTCAAACTTGCCGGGAGGAGAACAGTGAAGCATTCGCAGGACAGCACGCAGCTTCCTCCACGTCCTTCTATATATTTGACGAGGCATCTGCCGTCCCCGATAAGATATATGAAGTGCGGGAAGGAGGTACTACCGACGGTGAGCCAATGGTCTTCGACTTCGGCAACCCTACCCGTAATAGTGGTCGTTTCTTTGACGAGTGCGAGGGCAAGCTAAAGCACCGTCACACGGTACGGACGATTGATAGCCGCACTGTCTCTATCACGAACAAGACCAGGATAGCGGAGTGGATTGAGGATTACGGCTTTGACAGCGACTTCGTTAAAGTCCGCGTACGGGGCATGTTCCCGAGCGCAGGCAGCCTTCAGTTCATACCCACTGGCTGGGTGCAGCGTGCGATGATGCGCGAGCTGCCCCCCGCTGACCGCTTCGCAGCCGTGACGATTGGCGTAGACGTGGCCCGCTTTGGTGATGACAACAGCGTCATCTACCCCGTAGTAGGTAACGATGCTCGCTCGTTCGCGCCGACGATGCAGGACGGTATCTACAACGGGCTGGACAATGTGCAGCTCGCGCAGAAGGTTATCGAAAAGGTTGAGTTCTTCAGGCGACTCGGGGTCCAGGTATCGGCCATCTTCGTTGACGGCACGGGAACGGGCTCAGGTGTAGTCGATACGCTGAACCACGCCGGGTACCCCTGCATCGAGGTGAACTTCGGAACCACCCCCGTCTTTCAGCCGCAGCTATATCGCTACCGGGGTGACGAGATATGGGGTCGGGCCAAGGAAGCTATCAAGACTCGGTGGATTCTGCCGACGCCTCCTGAACTGGAAATTGTAGGTGACAACACAGCTAACAAACAGGCTGCTGATACGGCTCTGAAGCTCCTGGCTGACTTGACGCAAAGGGAGTTTGGGTATACTCTCAACGGGGAAAAGATAAGCCTAGAAACGAAGAAGGACATGAAGGCGCGAGGAATCAGCTCTCCTGACATCGCGGATGCGCTCAACCTTAACCTCGCCCAGGACGTGGCCCGCCTGTTGGTGCCCCATGGACAGCAAGAAGAACCCATGATGACCAAACATGATTTTGACCCACATGCAAACGTTAGTGTAGCGTAAGGACTCCCTCATATGTGCTTCTCCCCCAAAGCGCCGCCCTCTCCTCCCTTACCTGCTATAGTGCAGCCGCCTCCTGTGGTAGAGGCCAAGCCGCCGCCAGAAAAGAAGAAACAAGCAGTTACTGAGCGAGCAGCCAGCACAGGCAGCGCCAGAACAGCCGCTCGTAATACTGGGCGCAAGGCCAACGTCGGCGCGGGCTCCATAGCAGCCACCCCTACGAATCAAGCGGGCAAGGCCCTGCTCGGGCAGTAATTTGGTGTTACGTGACACCGTAGGAGTACGAGCGACGTGAAACGTAAAGCGGGTGTCCTGAGCAATTCTGAGCTTGTGTCCGACCGAGATGCAGCCAATCGTCGGATGAATGACATGGTACGGGAGCTGGCCTCCTTCCGTTCCCACTACCGAGAGCTGTCTGAGTTCACTGCTCCGCGTCGAGGTCGGTTCTTCGTGGAAGACCGTAACCGGGGTGAGAAGCGGCACAAGTCTATCCTGAACAGCCACGCTACGACTGCGTTGCGTCGAGCGACCTCGGGCATGATGGCGGGCGCTATGTCACCGTCGCGTCCGTGGTTCGGCTGGGACATGATGGACAAAGATGTCCTCAACGACCCTGAAGTGGCTCAATGGCTGGAGCTGCTCAAGCACATCGTCTATACCATCTTTAATAAGGGCAACTTCTACAACATGGCACCGACCATGCTGAAGGAGCTGTTGTTGTTTGGTACGGGGGCCATGACGCACGAGGATGATTTTGAGGACGTGGCCCGCTTCTATGCTCACACGGCGGGCGAGTACATGATTGCTACTGACAGCCGTCAGGAGCCGGGTACCTTCGGGCGCAAGGTTCAGATGCAGGCGTATCAGATTGTCCAGAAGTTTGGATTGGCCAATGTCAGTATGGCTGTCGAGAACAACTTCAAGAACAAGAATCACGGTGCTTGGCACACGGTCAACCACCTGATTGAGTTGAACCCTTTCCGAGATGAGACAGAGGCCAAGTTCTCCTCAGAGTTCCAGGTCTACCGTTCCATCTACTGGGAAGAGAACACGAAGAACGCGACCGACAAGCACAAGTTCCTGCGTCGGCGCGGCTACAAAGGATTCCCCGTCTACGTCCCTCGGTGGGAAGTTACGGGCAATGACACTTATGGGACTGAGTGCCCCGGCATGATTGTGCTGGGCGATACGAAGCAGCTCCAGGTGCAAGAGAGAGAGCTAGCTAAGTTGCTCGCTCGCACGGCTGTACCTCCCCTCCAGGCTCCGCCATCGGCACGCAACCATCCGATAGCGAATCTGCCGGGTGGCGTGACCATCAATACTTCTGGGTCGGGCAAGTATGAAAAGCTGTATGACTCGACTGACCCCCGCATAGCGGAGCTGGGCAGGGACATCGAGCGCACGGAGCGCCGTATTAGCTCAGGCTACTATAACGACTTGTTCCGGGCCATTACCGACATGGAGGGCATCCAGCCTAAGAACCAGCTCCAGCTCTCTCAAATCAACGAGGAACGCCTGTTGGAGCTAGGCCCTGTGCTAGAGCAGGTTCACGGCGGATGGTTGGCACCGTGCGTCCAGCGAGCTGTCAGGCAGGTGTTAGACGCGGGCATCATGCCCCCGATACCTGCGAAGTTAGAAGGCCAGGACCTTGGGCTAGAATTTATTTCAGCGCTAGCCATGGCTCAGCGTTCCGTAGCGACTGGTGCTATTGAAAAGACTGTGGGTTTCACGGGTATGCTGGCGCAAGTCGGAGTAGACGTGACTGGCAATATCGACGGCGATTACGCTCTGAGAGAATATGCTTCGCTGGTGGGTGGCCCCGTGCAACTTATCCGTCCGCAAAAAGATATTGATGCGGCTCGCGAACAAGCAGCACAGAAGCAGCAAGCAGCGGAGGCGATGGAGATGGCAAACCAAGGGGCGCAGGCAGCAGCGACAGCTTCGCAGGCCAGCCTTGAAGAAGGTAACGTATTGTCTGAAGCCGTGCGTGGCGCAGCCGACTCGGCGGGTGCGTAATGGTGTTACGTGACACCAAAACTGCCGCCCAACTGCTCTACGAAGAACGGATTATGGTGGAGCAAGATGCTCTGCTGACTGTGCTGAAGACGTGGGAGGGCAGACGTGTCTTGTACAACATCCTGGCTAAGGGCGACATCTACGAGCAGAATGGCCCCACTCCATTTGGCGATGAGGGGCAGCGTGCTACCGGCAAACGGGAGATGTCTCTGGAAGTGCTGAGGGAGGCGTTGACACTACAGCCCGACGCCTATATCCTTATGCAGAAGGAAGCAGGCGATTTTGAGAAGAAATACGCCGTAAATTTGGGAAGCGAAGGGGAAGAAGATGCCACCGACTGAAGAGGAAGACAACAAGGTCGAAGATAAGGTCGAGGACAAGGCT